GACAGGAAATATTAGATCAGTTATATACTAGACTAAATTCAAAGATCCAAGCTAATATCAAAGGAAATAAAGCATCTGATGCAGTTAAACAAAGACCTTTGATAGATTTAAAATACGCAGCAGTTAAAGCATATTTAGACAGATTCGGTCTTGGATTTGCAATTAGAAGATATTTGCCAAATTTAAAAAAGAACCAAGCAGTTGTTAGTTATGAGAGTTGGCCTAAGATTGCAATTTGTGAATTTGCAAAGATCCACGGAGCATCAATAGGACAGATTCGAAAAGAATTTATACAATACAATGTGGAAAACAGGAGTAAAACCAAGGCATCAGGACTTAACAAGGATGATATGGGTAAGAATGACAATAATAATCTTAATATATAAAACAATAAAATTAAACCTATATGGCTGGATTTGTAAATAAAAATGGACCCTTTAGTAATAAGAGACCCTTTAACCTAAGCGACGGATTAAAGAGGTTATCTTCTTTTGGTATGTACTATGATGACTTAGTACTACGCCAATCCCAGGCAATTGGTCCGATGGAAGATCAGTTTGGTTACGGCCAAATGAACATGATGGGTATGGACAACGATGACATTTATGGAGCATTTGCTGCATTGTCAATGGCCGATACCAACATGAGAAAGAACATTCCGTTCTTTGACATGAATTATAAGTCAAAGAGAGAAGAGTTACGTCAGTTTTCAATGCATGACGAAATTGAAGACATTTTAGATATTCTATGTGATGAAGCAATCGTATACGACGAGAAAAACTTTATCGCAAATCCTTCTGTTATTGGTATGGAAGTTTCAGAAGAAGTTCAAAATTATTTAAATAAAGCATACCGCAATGTTTATCAATATTTTGGCTTTGCGTCAGATCAATCGGCGTGGTTCTATTTCCGCAAATGGTTGATTGATGGTTATCTTGCATTTGAGATTATCTATAACCCTGAACAAACAGAGATCATCGGTTTTAAAGAAATCGATCCAGTAACACTAGTTCCTGGTTATAATAAAGAGGACGGTAAAAAAGTATGGGTTCAGTTTAAAGACGATCCAATCAAAGAGCGCAAATTATACGATGCGCAAATCATTTATATTTCCTACTCATCAATTACTACAGCATCCAGAGTTTCTTATGTTGAGCGTTTAATTAGAGCATTCAACTTAATGAGAGTTATGGAACATACCAGGGTTATTTGGGCTGTAACTAACGCTTCATACAGAATGAAGTTTATTATACCAGTTGGTGGTAAATCTAAGACCAGAGCTAAACAATCTTTGGCTCAATTAATGAATAACTATAAAGAAGTTGTAGATTTCGATTGGGATTCAGGTATGCTGAAAACTAATGGTAAGCCAATGCTACAATTTAATAAAGAATACTGGTTACCATCTAAAGATGGAGAACAACCAGAAATTGAAACACTTGGTGGAGAAGGTCCAGAATTATCAGATACAGAAGCACTTAAATACTTCTCTGATAAATTAAAACAAGTTTCAAAAATTCCATTCAATAGATTTATGTATGAAGATGGTGGTGGAGACTTTAACTTGGCAGCAGATGGTATGATTCGTGATGAGATTAAATTCTCTAAATTTGTAAATCGTATCAGAAGTTCATTCCAAGAAATTTTAGTAAAACCTCTATACCTTCAAATGTGTCTTAAATTCCCTGAATTCGCAGACGATCCAGGATTTAAAACTCAAATCGCATTAAGATATAATGAAGAGAATGCATTTGCTGAATTAAAAGAAATGGAAATCATGGAGAAACGTCTAGACTTTATTTCTAATATGAATCAGAACTTAATGATAACTAATCCAATGACAATGGAAGAGGATCACTATTTCGACTTAGAATTCTTGGTAGACAGATATTTAAAAATGTCTCCAGATGACAAAGAAGCAAATCTTGCTTATAAGGCAAGAGCTGAAGCTAAAAAGGCTGAAGAACCACCAGTTGATCCAATGGCCATGGGTGGAATGTAATTAAAATATATAAAAGATATGAAAAACTTAAAAACATTTGAACAGTTTGTATTAGAGGCAGAAGCCTTAAAAGCTGAAGATTCTAAAGTCTATATTGATGATGTGATACTACAAAGTGGTGAAACAATCAAGGCTGCAGAAATCTTAGGAGCTATTGCTGCATCTGCTACTGAAAAAGAATTTGAAGATTATTTCTTTGGAGCATACGGTCAAGATGGATTCCAGATTGCTGAAATGTCTAAATTGAAAGATTTTTATAATAAATCTAAAGAAGAGGAAAACAAGGAAGAGGTAGAAAAGGAAGAGGACGGAAAGAAAAAAGATGATGGTGCGGAAGACCCTACTGCTGACCTAGCTGGCCTTTAATGCGATTTTTTAAAAAAATCAAAAAATCAATCAGATATATAAACAAACATAGTGTCTAAACATATGACCAATAACAATAAATTACTCATTTTAGAAAGATCAGGTGGTACCCTATCTTTTAAACAAGAGGAATCTGGTGCTTACGTACTAGAAGGTTGCTTCGGTGAAATCGATAAACTTAACAGGAATAATCGTATTTATACTGAAAGCGAATACTTACCTCAAATCGAGTCTCTTCAGGCAAAGATCAAATCTTCTAAATTACTTGGAGAACTTGATCACCCACAAACATTCGATATTTCATTGAAAAATGTATCACATATTATTGAAGAACTATCTTATAATAAAGATACTAAACAAATAATGGGTAAAATCAGACTATTAGATACTGATGCTGGTAAACAAGCTAAAGCCTTAGTTGATGCTGGAGTTCCACTTCATATTTCTTCAAGAGCAGCTGGTACAGTTGAATCTAATGGTCAAGTTAAAATCAAACAATTGTTTACTTATGATTTAGTTGCAGATCCAGGATTTGCTAATGCTGAATTGAAAAGAGTAAATGAAGCGTTAGGTTTTGACGATGACAATATTTTTATTTACGAAATAAATAACATAGAAAATAACCAAACACAAACCACAGAAAATAAAATGGAACAATCAAGATTCGTAAGCACTGAAGATTTCAATAAGTATTCTAAGTACTTAGCTACCGAAATCAAGGGTTTGAAAGAGTCACTTACTGAAAAGAACAATGATACTTTTGCTAAAGAAGTTGAAAGTTTAAAAGAATACTCATCTTACCTTGCCGAAAAAATGAATTCAGTAATTGAATACAATAACTACATGGCAGAAAAATTAGACCAAACTATCGAGCATGGCGATCATATCGCTGAGAAAGTAGATCAGTCTATTCAATACAGCGAGAAAATTGCTGAATCAGTTAACAAAGTAAAAGAATATTCTAATTATTTAGCAGAAGCTTTTAACGATGGAGCAGCTACACATGAAAACATGTTGAAGTATGTTACTTATTTAAAAGAGAACCTAGAGAAAGTTACAGAATACGCTGAATACATTGCTGAAAATGTAAACAAAAACCTAATTGTTGAAGCTGATACCGATGCTGGTTTACCTGCAGAAGATGTTAAAGCTAAAGCAGATGATAAAACACCTGTAGTAAAAGATGCTGATGGTAAAGTTTATCCAAAGGCTGAAGACGCTGCTGAAGACGGTACTAAAGAATTAGAAGATGAATTAGCTGAAGAACCAAAGGGAGATGATGTTGGTAAAGAAGTTACTGAAGCTGCAGACGCTGCTGGTTTACCTGCTGAAGATATTAAAGCACCTGCTGACGATAAAACACCTCTAGTAAAAGATGCTGATGGTAAAGTTTACGTTAAAGCTGAAGATAGAGCTGAAGATGATGCTAAAGAATTAGAAGATGAATTAGCTGAAGAACCAAAAGGAGAAGATGTTGGTAAAGAAGTTACTGAAGAAGTAGACAGAATGGACGCTTACAAGAAAGAAATTTCTGAAAAGTTACAAGCTCTAGTTGAAAAAGCTACAGTTAAAGTTTCTAACAACCCACATTTCTTCGCATTTATTTCTGAAGCTAAGAAAGAAGAATTTAATTCTTTAACTGATGCTGAAAAAGCAAATGTAATTGCTAAAGTTGAAGGAAAAGGATTCTTAACTGAATCTCAAATCTACGCTTTATGGAATAACGTAATTGCTGGAGCTCCAGTAGAAAACGAACCAACTGTATTAGCAGCAATGCCATCAGAATACAGAGAAACTTGGAACCGTTTATCTGAAGCTAAAAAGAATCAAATCTTAGCACAAGCTAAATATCACAAATTAGATACAGAATACCAAGTAAGAAACTTCTGGCAACAAAGAGACCTTAGAGAAACTTCTACAGTAATGGAGAAAGTTGAAATGGTTTCAGAAAAAGTTGTAGAGAAAGTATCTACACTACCTTACAACATGGATGGTATGGCTGAGTCTTTTGCAAAAAGATTTAAAAAGTAATTTTTTGAAAATTTAAAAAATTCGAAAAATCAAAAGGATATATAATAAAACAAACTATCGACGATATTAGATAAGAAGCAAAAATCTAAGAATTATGTCGAGCTATAAGCTAAAATAAAACAAAAAAACAAAAACTCTTAAAATGGCAAATTTAATTAATGAAGCTGAAATCAGAGACACATGGTCGCCGATCATCGAATCAGCAACTGGTATCACTGATGCTTCTAAACTAGCATGGATGTCTGAGTATTGTCATAATCACAAACTTTATGAAGATGCTAACATCATGGCTTTATCACCTGGTATGAATATCGGTGGTATGGGTGCTGTATCTTTCCCTAGTGGATTTGGTGCATCTCCTGCAACTAAAGGTTCTGGTGACAAAGCTCCAACCTTGCTTCCTCTTGCAATGCAAGTTGCAGCACAAACAATTGGTCTTGATTTAGTACCAGTAGTACCTATGGCTGGTCCAATGGGTCTATTATCTTACTTAGACTTCGTTTACGAAGGTGGTAGATTAGCTGGTTCAACTGTAGCACCAACTTACATCAAATCAGCATACGCTGCTTTAGAAACTGATCAAGCTGGTGTAGCTGATTTCGGTATCTTATTTGATTTAATCGGAACTTCACGTATCGATGGTAAGACAATCTACAAAATTACTGGTACTTTAACTGGTGGTAAAAGTGTACAAGAAGCTGCTAACGCTGCTCAAGCATCAGGTGCTGCTGAAACTGTAGAATTAGTAAAAGCATTAGAAGATCACATTGCTGGTTTTGTTGGTAATGCTGACGAAAGTCCTTACGACAGAGCAACAGGAGAATCAACTCCAGAAAAATTAATGGGTCTATCTTTATTCTCTAAATCAGTAGAAGCTAAAACTTACCAAGTTGCAGCTGCAGTTACTAGAGAGCAAGTACAAGATCTAAAACAATTCGGTGTAGATGCAGTTGCTCAAGTAGAAGCTGTATTGGTTAACGAATTAACTCAAACTATCAATGATTTAATCATCAACAAAATTGGTACATTAGGAGCTTCAAACATCGCTAAGTCAGTTTCAGCTGGAGAAATCCCTGCTGGTGCATTAACAGTGAAATTAGTAGCTGCTTCTGCATTTACTGGTGGTCAAACTGAAGGTTCAGAACATAGAAAAGTATTAACAGGAATTCTTTCTGCTGCTAACTTAATTGCTAACAGAGGACGTAGAGGTGCTGGTAACTTTGCTATTGTAGGACCACAAGTTGCTACAGTATTACAATCAGTTGCTGGTTTCGTACCTAACCCGTTTGCAAATACTATCTCTCAATCTGCAGGTGCTATTTACCCTGTTGGATCTGTAGCTGGTATTCAAGTTTACACTAACCCAAAATGGAAGTGGTCAAACAACAACGTATACGTTGGACGTAAAGGTGATGGTAATGGTCCTGGATTAGTTTTCATGCCTTACTTAATGGCTGAATCAGTTCAAACTATTGCTGAAGGAACTATGGCTCCTAAAATCGCAGTAAAATCTAGATTCGCTCTAGTTGAAGCTGGTTTCCACCCTGAAACTCAATACGTTTCATTCACTGTTACTAAACTTGATGGTACTGCATTCGATAACATCGTTTCATTAGCATAATTTTACTTAACAGTACAATTTTTATAAGAAAGGCTCTCCATTGGAGAGCCTTTTCTTTTTTACCTGAAAATGCAAATATATAACTCATATTCAAACATAATAAAAATGAACATGAAAAAATTAAACTTTGAAAGCTGGTATTCTAACATATTAGAAGCAGTTAACACTAAAGAACCTGTTGCGGTAACAACCGATACTGAAACTAAAGGAGCTAAAGGTCCAGAAGTTGAAACAGATTCTACATCACCCTCTTTCTCTAGAGAAGAAATTATCAACGACATTGATACTATAATGACTCACCTATCTCAATTAGGAACTCAGGTTAGAGAAGAATTAGAAAATGACGACGTATTTGATGTAAACGAAGCAGGAGAAGAAACAGCCATGGCTAAAGTAAAAGACTTCTTATTTGCTCCTAAATACAGATCAATGCAGAAAAAAGTCAACAAGATGAAGATGAATGCACTAGACATTCAAATCACTGCTGATAATTTAAGTGGAGCTAAAGATACTCCAGAAGCTGCAAAGAAAGAAACACTACAAACTAAAAAGAAAACCCTAGATGCTCAAATCGATAGTTTACAAACTGCAGTAGATGATAAAGCAAAAGACAGAGGATCTTATGTACAAAAGGTTTTAAAATCTGAAAAGATTAAAGGTCAAATGGAACTTGTTAAAAGAGCATCTGGTCAAGAAGACGATCCTGCTAAGAAAAAAGATTTAGCAACTTCAATGAAAGAACTTCAAAAAAGATTTGAAGAAGAGCAAGCAGCAGTTGCCGCTTTAAAAGACAAAGCAAAAGCTGAACCAAAAGCAGAGCCAAAAGCTGAGCCAAAAGCTGAACCAAAAGCTGAGCCTAAGAAAGCAGAGCCAAAAGCTGAACCAAAAGCAGAGCCAAAAGCTGAACCAAAAGCTGAGCCTAAGAAAGCAGAGCCAAAAGCTGAACCAAAAGCAGAGCCAAAGAAAGCTGAGCCAAAAGCTGAACCAAAAGCAGAGCCAAAAGCTGAACCAAAAGCTGAGCCTAAGAAAGCAGAGCCAAAAGCTGAACCAAAAGCAGAGCCAAAGAAAGCTGAACCAAAAGCAGAGCCTAAGAAAGATGAACCAAAGAAAGAAGATAAAAAGAAGAAATCTACAAAAGAATCCCTAGTTATCGATGCAACTGAATTAGGTTTAAATGAAATGGCGGCTGAAATCGAATCTAAATTAGATTGGCAGTTAGAAAATAATTCAGTTCTTGCTAGAAAATATCAAAATGAAATTGCTAAAGCTAAAGCAAATAAATCATTAAACGAATCTAAATATACTAACATCAGTGTTGCTGATAAATTCAGACAATTACTTGGTTAATTAACTTTAGAATTCTTTTTAGCTAATCTTAAAAGCTCTTGTTGTTCATTCATCAAGAGCTTTTTTACATATTTGCGGAACTCAACTGATGATTTAAGAATTCGGCTATCGACCATTGGAGCCTTTAAAATGTCATGGTACTCTGGATGGACAAAGTTTTCTAAGCTGAAGTCATCTGTGCGGGAAGTGATAGGCTTACCGCTGACGCAACAAACCCAAGGGATTGAGTTGTAATTGTTTATAAGTTCTGATTTCTCTACGATGCTTCCCGTTGACCAGTCGTAATATAACCGATCTTTAAACTTGAAAGGTTGTACCGAATAGTTTGTCAGCTCAAGAATTATTGCCGCAAATTGGTCGTCCTGCACCCTGTCCTTAATAATAGGATGGTTGGCTAAGAATCTTCTTTGAAGTCTCGAAAGATTCTTAAGTATGATTCCATATCGATTTGATGGAAAGGGTCCACCTGTTCTGGCAATCGTAGGGTACTTTTTTCTAAATGACATATAATTATTTATTCTTGAAACTAAACTTAGTTCTATGATATAACAATAGAAATAAATTGTCAAAAATAAATCTATGGTTCACTCCCTTTTTACAGAGAAATATCGTCCGAAAAACTTATCGGAATTAATCCTACCAGACAGAGTAATGGCTAAATTCAAGGATGGCATAACGCAGAACATGTTATTAGCTGGAAGTCCAGGAACTGGAAAAACTTCAACTGCTAAAGCAATTGTTAACCAATTCGGTCTACCCTACATTTATATTAATGCGTCAACTGATACTTCGGTAGAAGTTATTAGAACCAGAATTACTGATTTCTGTTCTACCATGTCAATTCTAGATGACCAAGGAAAATTCAAAGTAGTTATATTAGATGAGGTTGATGGTGTATCAGATCAGTTCTTTAAAGCCTTACGTGCTACTATGGAGCAATTCGCAAGTAACTCTCGTTTTATTGCAACTTGTAATTATGTCAATAAAATCCCAGATCCAATCCTTTCTCGCTTCGAAGTTATTAACTTTGACTTTGACAAGGCAGAAGAAACTGAATTGACTAAGAAATACATTAAGAGAGTTTATGATATTTGTGGAAAAGAAGGTATGACAATTGATAAACCAGCCTTGGTTGAATTTGTTAAACGTAATTTTCCAGATCTAAGAAGTACTCTGAATAAATTACAAGGATATAAAACTCAAGGCACGCAGAATATTTCAATTGATGATGTCAAGAAATTTAACTCAGTTTATAAAGATGTGTTCGAATTAATCTTCAATGAAACAGATCCTGCTAAAAATTACAAACAACTTGTTAGTGATTATTCAAATCGAGTTGACGATGTTTTACAATCTTTAGGAAATGATTTCATCGAGTATATTCAAGCTGAGAAACCAAATTCAATTAAACATATTCCACAAGTAGCAATTGCAGTCGCCGAACACCAGGCTCAAAGAGTTCACGTTATTGACCCGATTATTACAATGTTAAGCTGTGTTTATAAACTACAAACCATAATCAGATCATAATGTTATACCAGTCAAAAAAGCAACTTACGTTCGAATCACTAGAAACTGATCATCAGGCGAATATCATAGACTATGCTAAAGAGCAAATGGCGATTGAAATTGCAAAGCAGTTGTTAAAAGATGGTATGTTTAAATTTGAATTAGTAGACCCAAGACAACCAATTGATTCTCAATCATATTCAAATCCAGGATTAATGGAATGGGAAGTAGAACGTAGAAGATTCTTAAACGAGAATCGTTCCGTTGAAATAAGTTTAAAAATAATTGTATAAATATTTTTTTATGTCAAGAAAATTGTTTATATTTACATATAATAAAAGATAAAAGATATGAAACTAGGTAATCACACACTGCTAATAGATGGAAACTATTTTATTCACAGCAGACTATTCGTCCTTCCAAGACCAAAATCAGGTGCATTACTTGGCGATGACAATAGTAAAGGTCAATTTATAAGAAAACTCTCAATCGATTTTGCATCTGAAGTCAGGAAAATGGCTCCATTTGTTAATCAAATTGTCTTTGCTGTCGATTCAAAATCATGGCGTAAAGACTTATTTCCAGAAGCGCAGTACAAAGGTACTAGAACTCAAGATAGTTCAGTCGATTGGACAGCTGTGTATGAAGTATATGAAGAGTTCAGAAACATCCTTGCTAAAAAAGGAGTTATTGTAAACCAAGTCAAAGGTGCAGAAGCAGATGATATTCTTTTTGCATGGTCAACCTACTTAAATACACAAGGTAAAAATTGTATTATATGGACTGGTGACCGTGATATGATTCAATTAGTTGACTACTCAAAAGCAACTGATGGATATTCTCTATGGTATTATAACACTAAAAGAAAACTAATTGCGTTCGAAGGATTCAATGATATTATCGCTAGCGACAATTCTATTGATATATCTGATGAAGACTTGTTATTTAATATGGATTCTCCATCTCATGAAGCTGACAGAGTAAAAGGTCAAATGATTGAATGGATCAAAAAGAATTCTATTGAAATCGAAGAAATGAATTGTGATAGCTTTGTTTTCCAAAAGATTCTAATTGGTGATAAGTCCGATAATATTAAATCAGTTGTTACGTACCAAAAACCTATGAAAACTGGTAAAATGCGCACATTCTCAATTACTGATAAGCAGGCACAAGGCATCTTAGAACAATACAACAAAGAAGAAGGTGAATTTGTTATCGATCATATGTTTAACAAAACACAAGTTGATAAGATTGTCAACCTGATTTACCGCATCGTTGGTCATGACACTCAAGCAAGCATATTGAATAGATTTAATCAAAATCTAGACTTAATGCTGCTTCACTACAATACAATACCAGAACCTATTCAACAAGAAATTACTAAAGTAATTGAACGTGATAAAAATGTTGAGCCAATGATTATGAATCTATCTCAAATGGAAAAGATTCTCGAAGGCTCTAGTTGGTTAAAAATTGCTAACTCGACACCAGTTGATTTTGATGCATTTTCTGGACTCGATGAAAGTGAAACAAAAAGCAACAATTCCTCTACAACTATAAACAATTTATTTTAATGCCAGAAATAGTAGAAGAAATCTTACAAGAAGCAAAAGAATGGGGTCTTGAATGGGAAGTAAAAGTATTTGCTGAAAGTTATATTGCCCAAGACCCCAGTCTTTCAATAGAACAAGCGTACATAGACGCATATAATGATTGGGTAAAATGAAACTAATAGTAAAAGAAGGTGTATATGAAGCAGATACTCTATTTGGTATCGTTGTCGCAGTATTAAAACACAGATTTTGGCATTTGCGCAAGCATGGTAAGTGGATGGATTAATTAAAATAACAAACTATGTTAGACGAAACAAAATTATTTGACTTTGTAAAAATTATGTTTACAAAGCCAAAAGACTTTAAAGATATTAAAGACCATACTAAGAAGCGCCATCATTTTATGATTAATCGCTTCTTTTCAATTAAGTTTCCTGCGAATGCGCAGGCTTTTAACATTAATGGCATCAATGGTTATGCTGTTGTTGAAAGTTGGGGTATGGTTGCTCAAAGATTCACATCAGTTCCAGCTTGGTTTTATACAAAAACCAAAAAAGTTGAAGCGGACAAAGCTGATAAAAAAGAATACATACCTAGTCAAGAAGCAATAGACTTTTATCTTAAAAAGAACGAAATTGGCAAAAGAGAATTTAGCGAAGTTATGAAGTTTTTTAAGAAAGAAACCTTAGCCGAGTTAAAAACACTCGACGAAAATATAAAAGTTTACTAATGAAGGATAACTTCTCGCTATACGATACAACCGACGTTGTTGACATTGTATTATACAAATACAACTACAATGATAACAGAGTTTGGACTGGTATTAAAAACAGTGTAGAGTATTTAAGGCCAAACGATTCTTCGGTAATTGTTACTAAAGAACAACTTGAGAATTTTATATACAGTCAGTTTCTAGATGAGATAAATTTATTTAATTCAGTAGGTTCTGAAGTTCTACACAAGGAAGTTAATTCCATCTTTTTTATGATTAACATGCTCAAAGAAATGAAACATTTGAGATGGATAAAATTATCATTAAATAAAAATTCAAGTTACTCTAGGATAGTTACTGATCCAGCCGGATTACAGACAATTAAATTTGGGTATAAAATTCTTCACATGACCCTAAAAACATTTGAAGTTTTTGATGCAGACGAACTGATTATTTTTAATAAGGTTCTACATTCGCAGAAAATTCTAGAAGAAGGAATTCCATACCGAAGATTAAAACTTAATGACTTATTAGACCGCCTAGACGAATGGCTTACCAAAGCCGATAAAGGAACCATCAGGGATCTAGGAGATAACGATTTAGATGTAATTGATACAATTTCTATTATGCTCGACATGATGGGAGACCCTAAAATAGCAGGAGATAATCCTGAAGTTCTACTGGTCACCGATTACTGAGAATATATAAAGAAAAGTATCTTACAATAAATGGTAACAGGTAGTATAGCCTCAGCATACGGCGATTTTCTTATAGCATCCATCACAACACCATACCTCAATCTTAAAAAGGTTTTAAGTTGGGAAGTACTTGCTGGAGTAACTGATGTTTCGACAGCAGGTACCGCAAGTTTTGTTAGTGGTTCAACCATTGTAAATGGAGTTGGAACCGATTTTAATCGTTTATTTTTAAACACAAATAGAATAATCGTAGGTAACAGAACTTTAACTATTGCTTCGGTTGTTAACAACACAACACTGGTATTAACAGCACCTGTTAATTTTACAGGAAGTGGACTTACTTTCTACCGACCTACTGATTCTAATAATCAATTTGAATATACATTCAGACTTTCGACAGATGGTGGTAAAGTTTTTAGCGAATTCTCACCATTGAATATAGGAACCGTTCCAGGAGATATTAAATCCTATTTATGGAATTCAGGAGAAGATGTATTATTTGATTTTGGTGCAGAAGTTTCTGCAATTATACCAGGAAGTACTATAACATTTATTTCAACAACTCTTACCGTTGAAACAGTAGCTGGAATTATCGAATCATGTCCTAATTTTTGTGTAACATGTACCGATCCATTTGCCTATTCTGGTTGTGCGACAATCGAAATGGTATGCGATACTCCATCTCTATTTCAGCCTTATAAACAATTCAGATCTCAGCAGACTTATATTCAACTAACAAACATTGTTAAAAATATATTCGGTCATGAAGTAACATACTTTAGAACTGAACCAGATAAAAGAACAAAAGACGTTATCTTAATGGAATATTCATTACATAACGTTGTCGACCAAGATATTGTTAAAATATTAGTTCCAGATAATGAATTCCCTCAAGAATCAACTGTGAATTATGATATGTTCGGTATGGAATTTGAAGATTTTGAAATCCATATCACTCAACAAGAATTCCAAAGAGTATTTGGACAAGGCACTAGACCTAGAAATCATGATTATATGTACATACCGATTATTAATAAGATGTACACTATTAATTCTGTTGCTCTAGGAGATCGTTTCAACGAAGCTATTACATACTGGAAAATCATGTTGACTAAATATCAAAATGATAATGCAGTTCTTAAAAATAATTATGAAAGTTTAACAGATTCATTAGTTACAGACGTTGATGAGGTATTTGGAGCAGAAATCAGGGACGAATACGCTAAGAATCTAAAACCAGAACAATACCAAACTGTTTCAACCTCATATAGAGATGGTATTAGAAACTTTTTATCAACTAATTTAAAAATCGAAGACTATGATATTAAAAATAGATGGACTGTTGTTTCAAAGAATGCATACGATTTAACTAATGTACCTCTTAATTTTCCAGCGGTTGAATATGTTGCTCCAGTAAAATCAAATGACAATCTTGCATTTACTTGTTGGTTTTCACCACAGGCCGGATTTGGAACAACTGCTGAGTATTGGGTGTTTGGAACATCTGCTATTAATAAAGGTTTAAAAATTACAGCTTCTGGAACCTCTATTAAAGTGTACGTAAATAGTAACACATACACATTTACACATAACATTATTATGGGAAGTGACAGATGGTATGCGATGGTATTAAACGCAAATACAGAATTTAATCAATTATCCTTATCGATATATGCATTAAGTCCAACTTCTAATGCTGGATTTCCACAATCTGGAACCAATGATTTAACACAGATGTTTACAGAAACTAAAAACCAAGTACTTAATATTTCTTGGGATGAACCAGCTGCATCTTACCAACTTAAAGGAGGAAAACTTAAATTAACAAATATTAGATTATTTAATACACCCGTCGAGGCTGAACAACACAGCAACATATTAAACCAATATGTTGTTCGAGATAATCAACTCGCAATTATTATAGACAATGCACTACCTTCATTAGGATTCCAGAAGTTCAGAAACGCTCGATAATTTATTGAGATACATAGTCTATAAATAATATTATATTATGTCAGAAGAAAAAGATAAAAATCGGCCGATCCGAGATCAGGCTGAAGATATTCGTAAAGAATTAGAGTGGTTGATTAGCGATGAAGAATCCTTAACAGATCTAGTCGAAACCGACCCGGTACTACCTTCAAAATCTCTTGTTCTAAAAACACCAGCAGTTTCTTATGCAACTTTAAAGACTGGTGCTGAAGCGCAAGCTAAGAAAACTATTACGGCATTAATGAAATTCTATCTCGATGCAGATATTATTGAGAATGACGAATACGTAATGGCAAAAAAGAAGATGGACGAAATGACGATGTCATCCCTTGTTTATCAGCTTAATGCCGGTGAAAGAGCACTTACATTACTGTTAGAAACTATTGAAGATGGAGAATTATCCCCTAGGATGTTCGAGGTATTAGCCACGCTACAAAAATCAATGTTAGATATTATTAAATCTCAAACAATGTACTTGATGGCAACTGAAGAGTCGAATAAAAGAATTGCCAGAGATATTGAAATATATCGTAAGAAAACTAATACTGCACAGATTGAAGAATCTGGAGGAGATAGTAAAGATCCTAATATCCACAGAGGTTCGAAAGATTTAATGAGAATGATTCAAATGGGTCTTAATCAAAACGTCGAACAAGTGGACGAATCAGATATTGTTGAAATAGAACCAGAACCAAATGAGTGAAAGTAATATTTGGATCCCAAAAGACGCTGACGAAACGATATCTAATAAGATCGTATGGTCAACTAAGGCAATTAATGATTTAATCATAGCCTTAGACAAGGGATACCGCCCATCAGTTGCAATGCCTTTTTATGAAGGAAAACAACACCTTAAAAAAGGTAATGTTGTATTTGAGTACACTGATGACGAGATAGTAGAAATTGCAAAATGCGCGAATGATATAGTTTATTTTGCAGAGAAATACGCGGTTGTAATGACCGATGAGGGAGTTCGTAGAGTAAAACTTCGCGAATACCAGAAAAAAATGTTGTTAAATCTACAACATGAGAGATTTAATATAGTATTAGCATCTCGACAAATGGGTAAAACCGTAACCGCATCAATTTTTAACGCGTGGTTCATTTGTTTTAATGTTGATAAGAATACTCTGCTTCTAGCAAATAAGGGAGAATCTACCAAAGAAATTATTGATAAGGCAAAAGTTGTATTAGAACACTTACCCTTCTTTATGAAGCCTGGTATTTTAAAATATGACGTAATGAACGTTCGTTGTGATAATGGTTGCAGATTAGTAGGACAATCAACTACTGCAAAAGCCGGTATTGGTTTTACCATTCATAATTTGTACTTAGATGAGTTTGCGCATATCCATCCAAATATCGTAGATGTATTCTATGAAAACGTTTATCCTACTCTATCATCTTCGAATATTTCAAGGATTAATATCACATCAACACCAAACGGATTTAATAAATTTTATGAAATTTGGGCAGCTGCAGTCGATGGTAAGAATGCTTACACTCCACTGCGAATTGACTGGTGGCAACATCCTGAAAGAGATGATGCATGGTACCAAAGAGAATTAGGAAACCTAGGTTCAGAAGAAGCGTTTAACCGACAATATGGTAATGAATTTATTAGTTCATCTTCTCTTTTACTTTCACCAGGATCTCTTGGTAAATTAAGAAAACATTCCAGCAAATTTAAATATGAAGACCTAGAAGAGTTTGAAAATATCCACGTTGACGTTAAAGGATTCTTAGGATTTAATCCTAAATTTGACATTGAAACTGCAAAAGAAGAAGGTAAATATTGGTTATTTACGGTAGATATTGCAGAAGGTTCAGGTGGAGATTACTCAGTAGTTAATATTTTTGAAGTTAGTGCAAAATCTAGAAAAGAAATAGAAGATACTCCAAATCCTGGAGCGATGTATGATTTCTTTAAATTAGATCAAGTTGCAGTTTTTAAGAGCAACGAGCATCCTATCGAAGATTTTGCTAAAGTATTATATACATTGGCAGTTGACGTTTTTAATTCTGAGAACGTTAAAATGCTAATTGAATTTAATACATACGGTACAATTCTATTAAAATACCTACAAACGGTGTTTCCTCAACGCAACGATTTCGATGAGGATATGATTCTTCGTTTTAAACATCGACATGATTCGAAAGGAGTAAAACCAGGTCTTAGACTAAGGGCTGATAATAAAGCCATATTTTGTCAAAACTTTAAAAAATTAATCGAAGAGAATAGGATAAATATTAATGAAGTAGAAACTGTGAATGAAGCCTCCCTATTTGGAGTTAACAAGAACGGAAACTACTCAGCGCAAATGGGACACGACGATTTAATTATGTCATCCATTATCGCTACTGAATTTTTTGGAACTACAGACTATGCTGATTTTGTCGAGGAAATGTTAGATATTATTGATGAGGATCTTCACGATTATATGGAAGAAGTGTTGTATAAAGACAACGATTCTTCTGGAGACCTACAATTTGACATCTACGATTTGCTTACTTAGATAAAATCAGAAATAGAAGCAGATATATACATAAAGAAAAAAACATTATAATAACATGGCATTAAGTCCTCAATTATTGCAATTCAAGAGTTCAGGTGTTTATCGTTTAGAATTCGATAAATCACAAACTACTAACTTTGCTACAGAGACTATCAGATTGGTAGTTGGTCATTCTAAAAAAGGTCCATACAATACTCCTGTTTTTATTCAAACCGTTGAAGATTTTAATACAATCTTCGGAGGTATTGATAGAAACCTAGAGAAAAAAGGAATGTTCTTCCATAGATCAGCACTTACTACTCTTACAAGAGGTCCTATCCTAGCATTAAACCTAGCGTCATTTGACTCTGGAGACACTATTAACTTCGCTTCACCATCTACAAATGGTTCTAGCGTAACTGCAGTTTCTGATTCAGGAACTGACGAGTACACAAAATTCTTTAACACTGACAAATTCTGGTTTCCATCAGATGAGGCAGTAATCGATACTATTGGTACTGACAACAACAGATTATTAAATTTAATTAACATTAAGCAAGAGCCTATTACTGTTATCGTAAGAAAAGCGCAAGATGTTGCATCATTCGACGTTACTGCTAGAGAGTGGTACGGAGAAGGTAATGTACCTGCATTCTTAAACGACAAAGATTATTTGTCAGATTTCATGGTAGACGTTTTTGTTTTCAAAGGAGAATTCGATCCAGCTACTTTAGTAACTGATCCAGTTTACAAAGATTACTTTACAGCTCAAGGTTTAATTAAAACTCAATTAGATGCATTTTCTAACCTAAGACAAGTATCTTTAATTGCTTCTTACACAGGTTCATTAATTCCTAACTTTAAAGATTTGGAAGGAAGAAACCTTTATGTTGAAACAATGATTAACTCAGAAGCTAGAAGAACTGGTTTATTCTGTGCAATCGATGAAAATAACGTACAAGAAGAAACTGGAACTAACGTTGATTTAGTTGGACATACATTTGATGCAGATCAAAACTATGAAGTACTTTCATACATTATCGATCAAACATTAAATCCTTCAGCTGGAACAACCATTACTTTAAATGGTGCATTAGTATTTGCTGGAGCAGCAACAACTACAGTTTCTGGTTCTACATTAACAGCACCTCATGATATTTCAGCATCAATTTCAGTTGGAGACTTTTTAAAGTCTGCAACTCTTGGACCTAACGGAACAGTAGAATACGTTGAAGTAACATCAGTAGTTGTTGTAGCTGGAAATGGAGTAAATACTAACACAGTAACAACAGTTACTTGTGAAGGAGCTATTTCATCTACATTAAACGGAGTTGCTTCATTTAAAAAATTCACAATCACAAACTCTAGAGTTGTTGATTACGCTTTAAGCGAAACCAATCTTGCTGGAAACGGTTCAGTATCTGGAACTTACGCAAACTTAGGAGCTGGTATTTTCACCATCACTTATGCTGCAGCAATTTCTACTGTAACTCTTAAGAAAGGACAATACGTTCCTTCTGCAATAGCTGGAAGACTTGCTAAAATCAAATCAGTATCTAAAGCAGTTGTTGGTTTAAACACAGTAGTAACAATTACAACTGATGCTAACCTATCAAACACTTGGGGCGGACAATATGTTGTTTCTTTCGAAGAAGCTACTAGCGTTTACAAACCATTTATTTTAGGTAAAGCAACAATTGGAGATAAATCAATCACAAATGCTCTTACTGCATTAAGTGGAACTAACTTATTCAACGCTCTAGCTGACAAAGATTTAATTCTTTACAGATATGTTGTTGATACATTCGGTTCATATGATACTGTTGAAGGTTTACAAAACAAGAAAGAACTTTCTTTCTTAGCACACCAAAGACAAAACGTATCCGCTATCTTAAACGCACCAACTATAGCTGATTTCAAAAAATCAACTAATCCATCTTTCACAGATGAGAACGGATCATTCGATACAATTTACTTAAAAGACGGAGGAAACTTAGATAAGAATCCTACTGCATTCTATACATTACCTTCTATTAATGATGGAGCAAATTATGCATTCTACTACGGACCTGGTTTAACAATCAGAGAAAATGGTAAAGACATCGTTGTACCACCAGCAGCTTACGTATCTAACAATTACATTGATAAATACTCAACTGCTTTACCTTGGTCAATCGTTGCTGGATCTAGAAGAGGAGTTATCTCTGGAACTGGAGTTGTTGGAGTTGAATATGCATTTGATAAAACGGACAGAGATGTTCTTGAACCATTTGGTATTAACCCAATCGTTTTACAAAGAGGAGTTGGTTTAACAGTTCTTGGAAATAAAACTGGTCAACAATCAGTTAAATCTGCACTTTCATCTGCTCACGTAAGAGAAGTATTGATTTACATCCAAGAAGGAATGGCTAACATTCTTAAAGGTTACGTATTCGAATTTAATACAGCACAAACAAGACTTGAAATTAAAACTTTAGCAGATGCCTTTATGGAATCAGTTAAAGCTGACCAAGGAGTTTATGACTTTAAAAACGTTATCGATCAAACAAATAACACAAACGAAGTTATTGATAACAACATCGGTATCCTAGATACTTTTGTTGAACCAGTAAAAGGATTAGAAATCGTTGTTCACAGAACTACAGTATTAAACACTGGCGAAATCTCTACTGGAAACTTTAGCTAAAAATTAGAATATATAAAAAAACAATAAAGAACAAGATGGCACTACCACATTATTCACAAGACCAGACAAGTAGAAAAGGTTCACAATGGGAACCAGTACAGGCTAACCTCTTCGAAGTTACCATAATTCCTCCATCTGGTGTAAAAGGTGCTCCGTTGCTGTTACAACACGTAAACAGTATCGGTGGATTGGATCTATATAAAGAAGTTGCAGAAGTAACACAAAAATATAAGTTCGCAACCCGTTCTTATGCTGGTATGCCAGACAGTACTTCATTGGACATTACAATTAACTTCTCTTTGAACTTAAATGATTCTAATCAAGCATACCTTTACAAAACCATGAGAGAATGGTATAACTTAGCTTACGATCCTCAAAACGGTATTATGGGTCTTAAGAAAGACTACACTGGAACTCTAGTTATCGTTCAGTTCAATAGAGCTGGAGATATTTACAGAACAATTACTTTAGAAGATTGCTTCATTAAATCAGGTCTACCATTCACTAACGAATTAAGTTATGAATCAGGAGATCCTGCAGCATTAGAAGTAGGATTCAGATGCGATACTTTTAAAGAAGTATTAGCATAATTTACAACACCGAAGGGATGGTGCAAGCCATCCTTTCTTTTTGAACCAAATATATAATATGTTATTAAAATAATCTATGTCACATAAACTAACTAAAAAACTTCAGGTTTTAATAACTGATGAGGAGGTTCAAGAGCTTAATATCATTATTCTAAATGATGCGATCGAAAATGACCAAAGACCAATATCAATTTCCGCATTTATCAGACATTTAATAAGACTTGAAATCGAAAGAAGACCCGATCTTGTAAAAGAATGGGACAAAACAAAAATTAAACACTTAAAATCAAAGTAATATGAGCAACAAAAACCAAGACAACGAACAAAATTCGGAAGAACAATACCGTAAAATGGTAGAAGAAAAAGAAAACCATGAAGAAAGACTTGACCTAGGAAAAGTAAACATGGACCGCTATGCAACTCAAAAGGCATTAGATCCAGACATGCATTTAGGTTTCCACAATGTTGATATTTCTACATTACCGTCAGGTGGTAGATTTTATCCAGTTGGTTCTAAATTAGCAATTAGACCTGCACAAGTTTCTGAAGTTAGACATTTTTCAACTATTGATGAAGGTAACTTGTTAGACATTGAAGACAAATTAAATCACATTGTAAAAAATTGTACAAGATTTAATTCTGGTACCAAAGTATTATCTTACAAAGATATTCTAGAAGAGGATAGAATTTATATTCTATTATCGATCAGAGATCTAACATTCCCTGAACCAGAATCTAAGTTAACGGTAAAAGCCTCTACTAAAGATGGTGAAGAATTCGATGCTGAAATTAGTGCACAATATTTTCAATTGTCTAAGGTAACTGAAGAAATTGAAAAATATTATGACGAAGAAGCTAGAGCATTCGCTATTAGAACAAAAAGTTTTGGTGTAATTATGATGCGTCCACCTTCGATTGGAGTTATGGAAGCCATTACGAATTACATTAAAGTTCGTCAAATTGAGAAAAAACAGTGGGATCAATCTTACCTACAAATCTTACCTTATATCTCATTAGATTGGAGAGGTTTTACAGATGAGAAAATCTTTAAAGGAGAAGTTGATTTCCATAGTTGGAATACACAAAAATATTCATTAGTATATAGACTTGCTGAAAAAATGAGAATTGGAGTACAACCAGAAATGCTGGTACCATTCGGAGACGAGGAGGTTCTCGTAACTATCGGCTTTCGCGACGGGATCAAATCTCTTTTCGTTGTTCAAGATATCGCTGGAGAACTTCTTTAAGACGAAGTTTTATCTCATGTATCATCTGCATATACAACCATCTGAGATCGATAAGCTTGACTATTACGAATATTGGTACATAGTAAAAGACCTCGCAGAATATATTAAGAAACAGAACGACGGACAAAAAGGTGAAGAAAGTGCAGCAATGCAGCAATATGGAGATCCTCAAAAAATGGCAAAACAAAAAATGCCAAGTATGAAAACTCCATCATTTAAAACACCTTCATTCAAGACTCCTAAGTTTTAATCTTGATATATAGTAAAAAATATACTGTATAGATTTTGAGTATTTTCAAAAGTCCTTTTGAGCGACTATCGGTCGACAATTTACAACTTATTAGCACTTCAACTGGAGTTACTGCATTAGCAGTTTCTCCAGGTGGTGCGTTTTTTGGTAAAGTTGACGAGATGGTAAAGTTGTTAAAAACTATCGCAACGAATACTGCAAAATCGATTAGCACCGGCGGTCAGGCATCCAACCTTCTTCAATTTAAACAAAGACTAGATGAGTTAAAATTATTAAAAGAAATCGCAGCAAATACCAAAGCCGGTAAAGGTGGAGGTGGAGGAGCTGCAGGTGGTTCTGGAATTGGAAATGCAGTAGCACTTAAAGTTTTAGGAGGCAAGGGATTACAAGGAATTGGAAAAGGATTAGAAGCAATTGTGAACGCAATTGAATCTATGAAAGGTTCTAGTAAAGAATTTAAAGCAAAGGCAGATGCTCTAGTTTTAACAATTGATTCTATTTCAAAAATAGGACCAGCAATTCTTAAATTTGCTGGATATTTGTTCTTAGCAACACCGCTCTTGATAATAGGAGCAATTGCAGCACCCTTATTTGGTTTAGCATTATTCATTATAGCTAAAGTTTTACAAATTGCTGCAAAACCACTATCGGATAAAAAAACACAAGAGGCATTAATCGCAATGGGCGGAGTTGGAAAGGCAATATTAATACTTGGAGTTGCTTTAGTATTAGCATCAGTTCTCTATCCAGTTGGTATAATGGCATTGCCATATATTGTAATTTCATTGTTAGCAATCGGAGGAGTATTCTATTTGCTAGATAAGATGGGAATTGATAAATCCATGAAAGATACTAGTAAAGCATTAATGTTTGCCTCTTTAGCAATTGTAACATTAGGAATAGGATTGTTATTATTTGAAGTTATTATAAACGCAATGGACAACCCAATCCAAACATTGTTCCTAGTTGGAGCAGTAGTTCTTGGTATTGGTTTAATGTTTTTTGCGCTTGATAAATTAGGAGTTGATAAATCATTAAGAACTACCAGTATTGCATTAATGTTTGCAGCTGGAGCAATAGTTTTATTAGGATTCGCAGTTATGTTAGTTGATCAGTTTTTACAAGCAACTGGAGATCCGATGGGTACATTGTTAATGATTGGAGCAATGGTTGGCGGAGTAGCACTGGTAATGTATTTAGCTGGTAAACAAGCAGTGACAATATTTGAAGGAGCACTCGTAATGATAGTTGCTGCAATCCCAATTATATTATTAGGATTAGCAGTTAATCTATTTGCAGCAGCGGTTAAACCAGATGAATCAGGTTGGACTACAATTGCTCAAATTGGTGCATTAGTTACTGGAGTAGGATTAGTTATGGGAGTTGCTGGATTAGCATCACCATTTATTCTTGCTGGAGCAGGCGCAATGATTGTTGCTGGAGTAGCATTAGTTGCAATTGCTCTTGGAGCAGCGGCAATGGCTGCACTATTTAATAGCGCAGATATGAGTAAAATGCTTGGAGATTCTGGAGAAGTAACTGAAGGATTTATGGGATTTGGTGGTGGAAGAAAGATGAGTAATATGGAATACATGATGTTATCAATTGCTAATTCATTTACTCTTAGTCCCGTTTCAATTGCATCAATGTATGCTACTGCGCCAGCTATGGTTATGGCTGGAATAGCAATGGCTACAATATCACACGGTATTAAAAAGATTCAAGATTTAAAAATAGACTACGCTGTGTTACCAACTCAAATTGGTAACTTAATTACGTCAATCGCAACACCATTTGCTGAATTAGGAGTTAAATATCCAGGAGGACGTAAAAGCTTATTTGCTAGTATCTTTGGCGGAGGAAAACAATCTGCTCTAGCTGATGGTATCTCTGCAACAATGGGAATGGGAGACGCTCTATCAGGAATTGCTTATGGAGTTCAATCCATGGCTGACTTAAAGTTCCCAATATACACAGGAACCAAAATTACAGGTTATTATACACTGGGAAGCGATACATTTGGAAAATTAAATACTAATATTAATTTAATTGTAGATTCTTTAAGTAGAACATTTGGTGAATTAGGAGTTAAATATCCTGGAGGTAAAGCAGGTTTCCTTTCTAGCGTTTTTGGAAGTGGAAAACAATCTCCAGTAGCTGACGGTATTGCCGCAACTATGGGAATGGGAGAAGTTTTAACCAGTATTGCTGGTGGAGTACAATCAATGGCTGACTTAAAGTTCCCGATTTATAAAGGAACTAAAGTTATAGGTTATCAAAGTTTAAATTCAGATACTTTTGGAAAAGTTAATGATAACATCAAATTAATTGTAGATTCGTTAAGTACCGTATTTGGCGAAATAGGACTTCAGTATCCTGGAGGACAGAAGAGCTTTACGCAAATGATTTTTGGCGGTGGAGGAAATCCAGTAACAG